AGCTTTACCAGTTGCAGCACCTGAATACTGTTCTGCAATCTTGAATGGGCTTAATGCCTCTTCACCAGCAACAGTAGTTTGTGTACCGTCTGCTGAGTTTGTGTCCGCATCTGAGTAGCGAACTCTTAGTGTGTGGATCTGACCCACTGGTCCAGTCATAGGCTGAACACCAACAATTTCATTTGCAATGACTGTTGGCATTACACGTCTGATAACTGGAAGAATAACTCTGTTAAGAGTTGCAACATTACCGGCAGAAGTTGCACCAGTAGTGGCAGTCTCTGCCAAATACGATCTTGTATTTTCTAGAGTTGTTGCCATTACGCTTTTCTTTGTGCCTTGTAGGCCTTCAAGAAGTGCAGTTTTGGTATCCTGCCAGCGACTTTCTAATAGTTCTGACATTTGGTTTCTCCTTAATTTAATCCTGCAAGTCTTCTAATGTCAATTACATTAGCACTTGCATTATTGTCACTATCTTGTGTTTCTTCTCTATTGCCTGTGATTTCTTTGCCTTCTGTAATAATTGCCTTCTTCTCTGGAGTTTTACCGTCTATTACTGCCGGTAGGTACTTATCAAACGCAGAACGTAGTCTATTTGTTTGAACGCTTTCCAGTAAATCGATCATGATTTCTTTTTGATCTTTGCTTAAAGGACTGATCAATTCTGCAACTGTGTCCTTACGCTGAGCAGCTTCTGTAATTTTAGCAATTTCAGCATCTTTTGATTCTGCTAATTTTTGCTTTTCTACAGCTTCTACTTTTGCTTCTGCTAGTTGCTTGTCTTTAAGCTCTACTACTTTCATAAGTTTTGCAGTTTCAGACTTTTCATTCAAGTAACTTGAACTATATTCTGTAGCAAATGCTTCGAATAGTCTGCGACCAAAATCGTTCTTTCTTGCAGATTCGATATCTTCTTTGAGTTGATGAATTTCTTTGTTAAGAACTTTGTCAACAATATTAGATACTTTGTCTGCACTTTTTTCAACAAACTTAGTCTTTAACTTATTAAAGTGATCTTTAGCTTCACGTACTAAACGTACTTTTGTTTCAGCTAGGTCTTTTTTGTCTGTTTGGAACTCTGCAATTTCTTTTGCAAGTGAGTCTACAACGAAATCTTCAAGCATTTTGAACTTATTCGCCATGCCTTTTTGATCTTCGTGAAGTTCTTTTACTTCTTTTGAAAGACTCTGTACAACAAAACTCTTTAGCAAATCTGCGTTTTCACGCATTGCAATAGCATATTTTGCTTTAGCTTCTGCTAGTTGTTTACGATCTTCATTAAGTTCTGCAATTTCTGAACCTAAACGTTCGCTAACCATTTTGTCTACAGCTTCTGCCATAACTTCTTTGTCATGTGCATATTTAGAAGCAAACTCTTCGCGAAGTTCAGCTGTAACTTCAAGACGATTTTCTTTAATCTTGTTGTTCCATGCTTCTTCGATTTCTTGACGCACTTCTGCGGAAACTACATCATTTTCAAACAAAGTTTTTAGTGCATCCAACATTATATTCTCCTTTTATTGGAGTCGGTTGATTATATTAACCAACGATTCTTTTAAGTATCTCTGTGCCTTAGTGTCATTTTTTGTTGCCTGTGCTAACTCGTATGCCTTGTAGCCTCCACGTGCATTCATTAAATGCTCATAAATCGGTGTAGGATATGCTCCAGGAGCACTTGGTTGTGCTACCACATCCACCGTAATAATTTCAAAATCCGACACTTCGCCGGATCCGTCTTCTTTTACGTTACCAGAGCCCCTAGAAGATACTCCAAGTTTAACGCCGTTTTCCAACATTGTTTTTACTAGAGATCCCATAGGGGTTGGTAAAATTTTTAGCTTGCCGTAACCGTTTGGACCATCCATCCACATCTCTGTGATCATATGGCTAACACGGTCTAGGTTTACTGTAAGTCCATCTGGATGATCAACTTCTCCTAGAACTGAATATCCGCCAGTGATCTGTTCGCTGAGAGTTTTGACAGCCCTGCCAATTTCATTTACAGGATACACACGCTGATTTGCGTTGCGTACTCCGCCTTGTATACAAATGCCCTTCATATACAAGTCTTTTCCTTCGTTGGCATTCTCGACGACAATTTTAGCTTGGTCGAATGTCAAATGTTCTGAGAGTAAGTTCATTAATCCTTAGTCCTCAATTAGCTGCCAATAACTGCTTTTTTATTGTCAGCACCTTCGCCTGCGCCTTTCTTTTCAGCGCCGTGGCCTTTTGGCATAGACTTCATTGATTTTGCAGCTTTACCACCAGGTACGTTAACGTTTCCTGCACTATCTTCTTTTGTTGAAGGTGCAGCAAGTCCACCTGTAGTACCTTTAGTATCAGCTTCTCCGCCTGCTACCAAGTTTGAAGCATCTCCGCCCATGTCGTTTTTACCTGCTACAGGTGACTTAGTGTTATCACCGTTGTCGCCCATTTTAGGTGTTACTTTTTCGACATATTCACGCATCTGCTCTGCAGCTGATTTAGAAGTTTCGTCAACTTCTTCATCATCTGATTCTTCTACTTCGTCATCTGACTTTTCAAAAGCCATTTCTTCTGGTGCTGCTTCCATGTCCATGCTGTCTTCCATGTCATCTGCCATGTCGTCTTCAGCGTCTCCGCCCATTTCCATGTCATCATCACCTTCGCCTTCTTCGTCTCCGCCCATCATGGCGTCGAATTCAGCTTTAAGATCTGCTAATTCATCTTCTAAATCAGCAATTTTATCTTCCATGCCTTCTGCATCGTCTGCTGCTGGCTCTTCATCGCCCATGTCAGCGTCCATTTCTGCATCAGCATCCATGTCCATATCTGCTTCAGCATCGTCAGCTTCGTCGTCAGCTTCAACTTCAAACTCATCAAGGTCAAAGTCTTCTTTTACTTCTTTGTCCTCGTCTTCGTCTTCATCGTCTTTAGATGCTTCATCAACTTCTTCATCAGATGCTTCGTCTACTTCCTCGTCGTCTTTAGATGCTTCATCAACTTCTTCATCTTTTACTTCTTCAGCAAGTAGATCTTCATAAATCTTTCTTGATTTTTCTACCACAATATCGTGGAATAGTTCTTCTGCTTTTTCGCGATCTTCGTTAACAAGATGCTCAAGCATTTCTTCAAATTTATTATTTGCCATTTTCATCTCCTATAAATGTTAAAAATTTACCTATTCGGTAAGGCTGTCATATAATATATTTACTTTATTTGGGAAAAATACCTAGATAATAGGCGAAAAATTGACAATTTTGGTAAAAATTGTCAAGAAAGGTTAAAAATCTTCTTGAAATCTTGTTTTTCTAACAAGCTGTAGTTTCTAGTTTTATTTAGTTCCTCAGGATTATAATTATCAGGTGTTATTACTCTAACGTAGTTTATATTAGGATTTTGTTTGATTACACTGCTTGTTTGCCGTAACCAATTGCCAAAAAATGTTGCTCCATCCGAACTTTTTTTATAGTTTGGCGTATCTGCATATAAATTATTAAACTGTGAGCCATCACCTAATCCTTTATAATCAAATCCTAGGATATAGATTTTCTCGTATCCGTGTTGACTCGCTAACCATAAAGCTGTTGGTCCACTGCTCCATCCTTTGCTAGGTTGAAAAAATCTTAAATCACTCATAGCATCGTATGCTCTATTAGGATTAGTCCAAACTTCGTGTTTTCTTTGGTAACCATGTTTATTAATTTCTAATACCATCTTAACATCTACAGCAACTAGATAATCAGGTGCAAATGTTCTATACACAGCATTACACGCATAAACTTTTCCAATTTTGCTTATTTCTTCTAAGTCTATACCTTCTCTAGAAGTTCCATTACCTAATACAAATGCTATTTGATTACTTTTTTTTGCAGGACTAGACTGGGGGATTTGAGCCATTTTCCGTTGCATCTTAGCAATACGGCGTTGCTCTCTTATTCTATGCCATTCTTGTTTAGAATATTGGCGCTTATCTATTTTGGACAATTATCATACTCCGGCAGCCTGTGCTTGTGCAGCTATTCCATACATTTGCCTTACAATATCATTTTCTTTGGCTTTTTCTTTTGTATGTAGCTCACTTGCTTTCCTTGCTCTGTTTATTTGACGCAAGGTAAGGCGAGTCTTCCGGGTATCATCTAAATCTACTATTGAATCATCATACTGAGGGTCATACCTATCATCTTCAGTAGGTTGCATAGTTTCTTTGTCGTAATAAAAAAGTTCTCTCAGTATCATGTTTATATTTATGCTGGCGGCGCCGGTTCATCACCTCCTGGTGCTGCCGGTGCGGCTCCTGCTTCTCCTGTAGCTGTTTCTGGAGGTTCACCTGCTCCTCCGTCTTCACCACCTTCTATACTTACTTGGTCTTCGGCTCCTGAAATATCAGCTGAAATACCTGCGCCTGAAATTCCCACACTTCTCATTTCTCCTGCGGCATCACCTACAGGTGGTTGAAGATTCTCATCATTTTCCTCACGCCACATGCGTTCATTTTCAGCAACGTCTTCTTCGCTCAATCCTAAGAAGCGTTTAAGTGCAAATCTATTTGAAATAAACGGAATAGCTTGAATTTGTGCAAATGTTCCTATTCTTTGATTGTCTAATTCTGTTTGCCTGTAAGCCGCAAAGTTTTGTGGAGGCATAAATTTAATATCAAACATTGCAGTGTCAATGTTTACACCTTTTTCTAAAAGATATCTTTTAAATTCTGTATCAAATTCTTCAACTAATAAGTTTTGTAATCTTTCACAATATGTGTTAAATCTCAATTCCTGAATAAATGCTGTTCCAACTCTTCCGTCGTTGTACTGTGCATTTGAATCGTCTGCACCAGTTGGCAAATATGAACTAGGAATTCTTAATCCACGTACTAGTTTGTTTGTAAAATATCTTAGATCATCGATTTCGCCTAGATTTGTACCACCTGGAAGTGTTTCAACTTTTGAACCTCTACCTTCCGCAGTTTGTGGAAAGAAGTAATCCTCATTGATGGAAAGCGGATTATAACTAGAGTCTATGACATTTGTCCCTCCGCCAGTTTTGCTAGGAATACGTCTTTGGTGTATTTCTGTCTTTACACGCTCCACAAACTGCATAGCAAGGTGTGATGGCATGTTACCAACATCAACATAAAAAACTCTACGCTCCGGTGCTCTTTGCACACGGTATATAATAATTGCATCTTCAAGCAATTCTTTTTGTTTATAAACTTTAAAAATACTTTCTAATAATGAATTACCAAATGGATAGTTGTTATCTAAACCTTCTGACAAACTTATGTGAAATACGTGCTCTGCGTTTACAGCTATTTCACCTTGTTCTACTGTAAATCTACTTCCAAGTTGTCCTGTGTTACTGCCTGTGCCAGTCATTCCCCTAACACCACCAGTTAAGTATCCTGAACCTCCACCTGTTACATTACCTGTAGTCTGAAGTGCTTTTGTTGCAACTAGGTCTTTAAAATTAAATGTAACATCTTTAACAACATACTGTTCAGGTTTTTTACCTTCTGACTCGTTTACAATAATTCTGTTTACTTTAGCTGGATCAACATGATATAATTTTTTTGTTTCTGGATCACGTAAAAAGAATCCATCTCCGTATTTGAACACGTTACGGAAAATTCTAAACATTCTATTTTCTAAACTGTTAATTTTATACCATTGTTTTAGATATTCACTTAGAATCCTAACTTCAGAATTTGTAGCAGGTTTGTAAAATTTAAATTCAAAATGTGTATCATTTTTCTTGTTTTTCTGTGTACAGAATTCAGCAAGAATGTCTAAAGCAGCATTGACTTCCGAATCCATATCCATAGTATTGTATTGACCATAACGTTCAACACGATTAGGTGTACCTACATAAACATCTGGTAAAAATGAAGAATAGTTTGACCTTGCTGGTCCTGGTCTAGAAGCAGTTCCTCTTCCACTAAAAGGAGAATAACTACCTGATTGATTATCACCCGTTGGTACTGGGGTAAAGTATTTTTTCCAACTCATAAATTATATTCCTTTAAGTGCCGATTTATACTGCGACAAGTGACTTTTTTGTATATCCATGCTCTTTCTATTTACCTCAACTAGCTGTTGCATCATTTTAATTAGGTCCGGATTAGAAGCTGAATCTGGTGCTGTCATATTTGCAGCCGCTACTTGTGCCGCTTCTGTCATTGGAGCACCCATTGTTTGCATTTCTTGTGATAACTGTTGGGCAATTTCAGAAAATTTATTACCTATTTCAGGTCCTAATGTAGCTAATTTCATCATGTCTGTATTGTTCATAATACTACCAGCAGTGTTTGACATGAATAATTCTGGTCCACCTTCTCCAACTAACGCTAGTTGATTTGCACCTAATGGACCTCCTGTTTCTCTGCCAACTACTTCGTTTACAAAATTTGTCACTGAGTTTATTGCTTGTTTACCTAAACCTAGTAATCCTTCTGACACTTTTTCTGGTGTTGCTCCACTTTGTTCTGCTGTTGATTGTCCTGATGTTGTAATATTGCTTGTGGCAGCATTTTCTTTTGTTTTTGCTGTAGCGGCATCAATAACTTTGTCTGTAAGGTCACCCTGAGCATCCATTAGGCCTTTTTCTTGTAATGCTCTCCTTCCTAAATCAGCGTTACCGTTTTTAATTGCTTCTGAAAATGCATTAGCTTCTTCAACAAATCCACCTTTTTTAAGCTGTGAAATTTGTTCGTCCATTGTAGTTGTTAAAAATGCTGAAGTAGCTTCAACGGCGTCTTTCGTTACATCTCCAATTGTTGCAACCACTTCTACACCGTCTTCCGAAACAGCATTCAATGCTTTATTAATTGTTTGATTACTTTCTAATTCTTCTGCAATAGTTTTTTGCACGCCTGCTTGAGTTTTGACTATTTCTGTGTTTATTTTATTTGAAGCAACAAGAGCTTTTCTACCTTCGCCTGTTCCTCTTGCTATTGCATCAACTTCGTCATTTATATCTTTAATATGTTGTATAAATGCTTCTGATAAAGTAACAAAGCCCCCGTTAGCATCTTGCATCTTTTTCTGTTGTTCTAAAATTGCATCTGTAATTTCTGCAGTTTCTTCAAGCACTTCAGCTTGTGTTGCTCCAAAATCACTTACAGTTTTTAACTGTGCTATCGCTAAATTATGCATACTATCGCCGGATTCGATAGCCGCTACTTTAGACGCTTCTGCGGCTTTTTTTGCACCTTCAGGGTCACCAGCTTCAATCGCATCTCTTGTTTTATACATTAATTCTGCAGCAGCGCCATTGGCCGCAACAAAGTTTTGAGCAGCTTCAGATACAGGAGCACCCAATGTTAGAATTTCTTTCATTGCAAGTTGCTGTGCTGCACTGGTTCCTTTCATGCCTTCCATAGCCATTTGGTTAGCTTTACTAGCCTCTGTGATACCTTGCTTCTCTAACATCCGTAGTTTTGCTCTTACTGCACCGTCAGCTTGAGCTGCCTGCATTTCTTGATGCAATTGATC